CAGTGGTTAAGGTGAAATATTTTGTATCTTCCAGAATTGCCGGAGATCAGCGAGCGAGGTAGGAGGCCAAAATGACAACGGTCGCTGTGATATTGCTCATACTGCAGGTTGCCGTCATTGTGTTGATGGTATCCATCCTGTTGGTCGATTGGTATGGTCCGCCCGAATGGCGCAAGCGTTTGCACCATCTAAAGCGACAGGTACGCGTTCCGTCCCATTAGTTAGTTTTCCTACTCCAATGCAGAAAGCGCCTCGCCTTCTGCTTAGGGGCAGAGTGCCTTGTCCAGATTGTGCCGGATTTGGAGTTGTTTATTGTTGTGACGAAGCTGGTATAAATCCTCCTAATATCTGGCATCCGTTAGAAAAAGCGGTATTTCGTGCGCCATGATCTCAGGCAATCGGATGGCTTTTGATCTTTACAAAAATGAAAGGCGGACCTTTCCCTATGAGGATTATGGTCAACTCATAGACGAAGTTCAGGTCAGTGGAGCTAAGACGGCAATTGAGTTCGGGCCGGGAATAAGTACCCTTGCCTTGATAGAATCGGGATTGGAGGAAATTGTCACTTGTGAGCACGATCAAAATTGGATCGACTGTTACCAAAGGCAATATGCTAAGCACAAACAGGTCAAGTTCTACAAGTTCAAAAATGAGCCTGAGGTTGTAATTCTAGATCTGGATCCAGACAAACAATTTGACTTCGGTTTTGTGGACACTCCCAAAGGATATGCGGCGGCTCGCGTTCCACTAAAGGGGCAGGAGGATTGCTCTCGGCTCAATACCTGTATGGCAGCACTTGAACGGGCACCGATAGTCCTGTTACATGATGCATATAGACCACTGGAAAGAGCCACCCTCGGACGCTTGAATGCCATGGGGTATAAGATTACAATGCTCCCTCCTCGTATGGCTAAGATAGAAAGGCAAACCAATGCCACTTAAACCTGGCGGATCAAGAAAGGTAATTAGCTCGAACATTCGAAGAGAGATGTCAGCAGGCAAGCCGCAAAAACAGGCCGTTGCCGTTGCACTAAGCAAAGCACGAGAATCTGGTGCCAAAATACCCAAAAGGACAGCTAAGAGAGGAAATAGATAGGTGATGGTATGGCCGCGCGTTTGAATCCTCAACATGACCAAAGAACAAGGCTAAAAATCAAGACAAGTCAGTTAATTAACCGTTTGCAATCTTTTGTTAATGGTAAAGTTGAAATGCAACCTCATCAAGTAAGTGCAGCTCTTGGTCTGTTAAAGAAAACATTACCTGATCTAGCGTCGATCGAACACTCAGGTGGAGTTGATCAGCACTTCGTCGTTAGTCTTCCTACTCGCTTAGAAACGTCAGAAGAATGGGAAAAACAGATTCCCGATCAAACTATACAGTAATTTGGCGTCCACAGCCTGGACCTCAAGAGGAGCTGATTAAGTGCCCTGCATTTGAGGTGTTCTTCGGCGGGGCTCGTGGTGGCGGCAAAACTGACGGTATGTTAGGTGAATGGATTGCCCATGCCGGCGAGTTCGCGGAGAATGCCATTGGTTTGATGGTGCGTAGGACGCGCACGGAACTTGTGGAGACGATTGAGCGGAGCCGAAGGCTGTATAGCCCATTAGAGGCTAAGTTCAATGAGACTGATAAGATGTGGCGGTTCCCTAATGGGGCCAGACTGAGGTTTGCCTATCTTGAGCGTGATTCCGATGCTGATGCCTATCAGGGCCATAGTTATAGCCGAGTCTATATCGAAGAGGCTGGGACGTTTCCTGTCGAACGCCCAATACTCAAGCTCATGGCAACGCTACGGTCCGGCGTTGGCATCCCGGTTGGAATCAGACTTACAGGCAATCCGGGCGGGCCTGGGCAGCAATGGGTCAAAGCCAGATATATCGACCCTTGCCCCTCGGGATGGAAAATCCAACATCGTGATTTTGAAAACCCGTGGACGAAAGAAACCCTAACCAGGGATTGGGTGTTCATTCCTTCCAAGGTGACGGACAATGCCTATCTTGGGGGTGAGTATGTTGCCAGCCTTCAAATGGCAGGATCTGCCCAATTGGTTAAGGCGTGGCTTGAGGGAGACTGGAATGCTGTTGAAGGGGCTTTCTTCGATAATTGGAGCACTGAGAGGCATGTCATTAAGCCGTTTCGTATTCCGCAAGATTGGCTTCGTTTTCGATCCATGGACTGGGGTTCAGCTGCTCCCGCGTCAATCGGATGGTGGGCTGTCACGGGTGACGACTGCACTAGAGAAGGAACTCTTCTTGGCGTTGGCAAAGGCTCACATCGTGAATCAAGAATTATCCCTCGCGGTTGCCTTGTCAGATATAGAGAATGGTATGCCGCCGATGGACCAAACAAGGGTCTTAAACTAACTGCAGAGGAAATTGCCGAGGGTATTTTAGAACGCGAAACGTCCGAGGAGAGCTTTGCATATAGCGTATTGGATCCAAGTGCATTTGCTCAAGATGGTGGTCCTTCAATTGCTGAACGCATGGCTCGATTAGGCGTATATTGCCGACGAGCTGATAATCGCAGAGTTGCCTTTCATGGTGCCATGGGGGGCTGGGACCAAATGCGAGCAAGGTTGCACGGGGACAGTCAAAGGAACCCGATGATCGTTACATTTGATACTTGCCGAGATTCCATCAGGACGATCCCCGTGCTTCAACATGACGAGAATAGGCCAGAGGACCTCGACACAGAGGCTGAGGATCACGCTGCTGACGAGTGGCGATACGCCTGTATGAGCAGGCCATATGTGCCACCGAAGCCTGAGGAGCCACTACCCAAGTTTACTGGCTACAAGCAGCGTCAGATGCAAACAGGGGTCGATGATTGGGTGACGTTTTGAGTGATGATCACCATCTTTGGCTTGACCGTAAATGCATCAACGACGAGTCGGATTGCTATGTCATAGCGGAGATCGGCCATAATCATCAGGGTGACTTAAACAAGTGTATCCAACTGTTCGATGCTGCTAGGTTAGCAGGATGTGATGCGGTCAAGCTTCAGAAGAGGGACAATAAGACATTATACACCGAGGAGGCTTACAATAAGCCTTATATGAACCGGAACTCGTTTGGTAAGACGTATGGGGAACACAGAGAAGCTTTGGAGTTTGGTATTAGGGAATATACTCATCTACAGGCATATGCCGAATCTATTGGCTTGACTTTCTTTGCTACCGCCTTTGATTTGCCGAGTCTACAATTTCTTGTGAACATCAAGGTGCCGGCGATTAAGATTGCCTCTGGTGATCTGACAAACATTGAACTTCTCCGGGCCGTTGCTCAGTATGGGCGGCCTGTCTTGGTGTCTACTGGCGGCGGGTCAATGGAACAAGTCAGGGCGGCACATGAAATCTTGTGGGGCACGCCACATGCAATCATGCAATGTACGTCTGGCTATCCGGCCAAATACGATGAATTGCATTTGAGAGTTATCAGCACTTACAGGGATGAGTTTCCAGAACAGGTCATAGGCTGGTCGGCTCATGACACTGGCATTGCCATGGCCTTGGTGGCTTACACGTTAGGGGCACGGATCATTGAGAAGCATTTTACCCTCAACAGGGCATGGAAGGGCACAGATCAGGCTATGAGCCTTGAGCCACAGGGCATGAAGAAGATGGTACGGGATCTGCGCCGGGTTCGGGGGGCGATGGGAAGTGGGGACAAGTGTCAATTGGATTCCGAGGTTGCACCTCTCTTGAAACAGCGTAAGAATGCTGAAGGAAGGATTGATGGGTGTACGTCAGCCTAAGGGACCGGCTCAATTCCTCGATCAAGAGGATATTGGGCTTAGGGAGTGGGGACGTGAGATTGGCTTGGTGTTGTGTCCACACTACACACTGAAGCGTATTGAGATGACCAAAGGAGCAAGGGGTGGGTTCCAGTATCATCACCTCAAGGACGAGGCCGGCGTTATTATCGAGGGGGAATTATTGGTTCGGTATGATCCTGGCGATGGGACTATTGCTCGCAGGATTTGTTATCCTGGTGACGTGTTCCGTTTTCCTCCAGGTGCTGTGCACCAAGGAGAGGCTCTTACGGATGTGGTTTACATTGAGACATCGACGCCCCACTTGAACGATCGGGTACATGTTGAGAAGGATTATGGGCTTCCATGTGAAGAGGGGGGCCTGCCTTCTACGAAGCTTGAGGATGTCGAGACAATAGGAATGGCATCTGCGGCAGGAAAGGGGAGACGTGCAAAGTCTCGGCATAATACCCGCTAGGGCGGGGTCCAGACGCTTTCCCGGTAAGAACTTAGCCTTGCTGAATGGCTCGCCTCTTATCTCGTATACCATCAGAGCGGCACAGAAGGCCACAGAGCTGAGTAAATGGGTTGTCTCGACCGAGGACGAGCAGATTGAAAGCGTGGCTCTCAGCCTTGGCTCTCAGGTTCTGAAGCGCCCTGAGGAGTTGGCTGAGGACCACGTAACCAGTGGCGAGGTCTGTCTACATGTACTTAATGAGATGGAAAGGCTTGAGGGTTGCGCGCGTTACGACATGGTTGTTCTTCTCCATCCTACTAGTCCTATACGTGATCCGAAACATATTGATGATGCCATTCAAAAGGTGGCGCGGTCCGGTCTCGACACATTAGCCAGTGTTGTCAATCTGCCTCGAAAGACACATAACAACATCAAATGCATTACAGATGGTAGATTACTTGTAGATGCCTCGACGCAATGTCCCTATATGCTGAATGGGTCTATTTATGTGATGAAGGTAGATTGGTTGCGTAGAAACAGTAAGCACACACATCACTGTTCTGAGTTTCTTCTAATGGATCGTTATCATTCCATTGATATAGATGAACCAATTGATTTGAAGATTGCGGAGTTATATCTAAATGCCAACCCCAATTAGTGGCGGGGCCAATTTCTCGAACTATCCTATTGGCGGCTCAATTTCAGATATAGGTCAAGGTGCATCTTCTGATGCAGCCCCAGCACAGGAGTTTTGGTCGCTCGATAAGCTCAAGCGGGCTTATCTTGATTATCTAGGGACCAAACGCGAGGAGATTGATGAACAGCAAGACGCACGTCGAATGCGTCATGGCTCACAATGGACATCACAGGAGATCAACCAGTTAAACCAGCGCAAGCAGCCTGTTGTCACCAATAACCGTATTAGCCGTAAGATTCATGGTGTGATTGGCACGCTTGGCAGGCTCAAGCAGGATCCCAAGGCTTTCCCGCGCACGCCTGAGCACGAACAGGGTGCTGAGCTTGCGACGGCTGTCATACGGTATGTGCTCGATAATCAGAATTGGGATGCAGCAGATCCCATTGCAGCGGAGTTCGCAGCGGTTGATGGGATCGGAGGGGTTGAGTTTAATCTATCGGAAGCGGACCAGGGCGACCCGGATGTTGAGATTGAAATAGTTAATCCCGATAGCTTCTTTTATGATCCGCGTTCATTCAAGGCTGATTTCTCCGATGCTCGTTATATGGGGGTCGGTAAATGGCTCGATCTTGATTCTGCCGTTGAGTTGTTCCCCGATCATGAACAGGATTTACGCGCACAACTTGAGACTGGTTCCGAACTTACATCTGAGCCGGACCGGGATGAGAAATGGTTTCAGTCCGATGACATCTTTAGACGCATCCGCATTGTTGAGTGCTGGTATAAATTGCGTGGTGAATGGGTTTGGAGCATCTTCACCGGGGCGATGACATTGATGGAGGGGCCGTCTTATTTGCGTGATGAAGATGGAAAGTCGATTCCCAAATATGTAATGTTTTCGGCTTACATTGACCATGATGGTGATCGTTATGGTTTTGTACGTGACCTGAAGCCATTACAGCGTGAAATCAACATGCGCCGGTCGAAGGCTCTTTACACAATGCTGTCTCGTCGCATTCTTGCACCCAAGGGCAGTTTTGATGATGTTGAGAGAGCCAGGCGAGAAGCGTCACGTTCCGATGGTGTGGTGGAATATAATCTGATTGGGCAAACCGCACCTAGCTTCGATGATTCGGCGCGCGCGGCTGAGACTCAGGCTCAGTTCTCCTTCCTCGAAGATGTAAAGACCGATCTGGAAAGCTTTGGCCCGAATATCTCCATTACGGGTGAGGGTTTGGAGCGTAGTTCGGGGCGTGCCATTAGTTTGCTTCAGCAAGCTGGTTTGAGTGATTTAGGACCGTTCTTGTTGGCCTATCGTGGATGGAAGATACGTATTTATCGTGCAGTCTGGAATACGATTAAGCAGCATTGGACGGCTGAAAGGTGGATTCGTGTTACTGACGATGAGGACGTTGCAGAATTTATTCAGATCAATGGCCTTCAGAGAGATCCATTTACAGGCGCATTCTCGTGGGTAAACGCCTTGGGTGAACTTGATGTCGATATTATCCTTGATGAGGGACCAGACACCATCAACCAAACCATGGACGCATTCGACACGTTGACTGCATTGGCTCAGAGAGGGACAGAGATTCCGCCCGATGTGTTGCTTGAACTGGCACCATTGCCTGGTTCATTGAAGAAACGGCTGCTTGAGAAGCTGAATCCTGAGCCTACGCCGGAACAAGAGCAACGGGCACAGACTGAATTGCGGCATGGTCAAGCTACGGTTGCTGATAAAGAAGCATCGGCACAGCAAAAGCAGACTGCGGCACAACTGAATCTGGCTAAGGCATTTGAGGCCTTGCAAGCACTTAATCAGCCAGAATCGTCAATAGAATTGCCTGAGATGCCAGATCCGGCCATGCGAGCTGCTGATTTATCTGAACGACTTGCCGGTGTTGAAGAAAAGAGAGCAAGTGCCACACTCAAATCCAATCAGGCGATGAAGGCTGCTCTCGATACCAGATTAGAACCATTCAAAATGGCTCAGGATTTTGAGTTTCAAAGATTGAAGTACGACAACCAAAGGAACAAGGCAAATGCCCAATAATCTATTTTCGATGCTAATGGCTCAGCTCATGCCAAATCTCGGTGGGGCTGGTGGTGCCATGCAAGGTGGAATGCAAGGTGGAATGCCGGGTCAAATGCAGGGTGGGATGCAAGGTGGTGGTCAAATGCCGGGTGCTTTACAGGCATTGATCCAGAATCTTATCCAGCGGAGAGGGCAGCAGGGCCCTAATATGGGCGGGCAAACCATGTTGAGGCCGACGCCACCTGGGGGAAATTTAGTCTCGCCACCGGGGTTTGCTCAGAGGGCACCAACTAATTTTGGTCAGAATAACCCATTTCGCACAAGGCCAAGCTTCTAATGAAAATAGCGATTGTCGGATCCAAGCCTGATACTTGGAACAAAGTACCGACACTAGATCCCGAATGGGAGATTTGGCGGTTTTCACGAAGGAATTATACCAAGCCGCCAAATTTCCATCGTTGGTTTGAGATCCACGATCCGAAGCACTATGCTAGGTTTGAGAATGCATGTCCTGGTTATCTGGACTTCATCAACAATGACAAGAGAGTTATTCTATTCAATGATTTTCCATTCGACCAATTGATAAAGGAGTTTGGTGCATATTTCTTTTCAGGTGGTCAAGCGCCATGGATGATGGCTTATGCCATTACATTTCAGCCAAAGATATTAGGCTTATGGGGTATTGACCCTGTAGGCGACTACAAGCCCCAAAGAAGTGAGGTGCAACATTTCGTACAAGTTGCCCGTGATCGAGGCATTGAAGTGATTGCCCCGGAGGACAATGTATTACAGCCTAGGCTATTGTACGCGAGGGATACTGACACTCTTTCGGAGACGATTAAGAAATTAGGGATTGATCCTGAGAGAGCTAAACAACTATTTGCTAATCCGCCACCACCGCCAAAGCGGAAGCGTGGCAGGCCGCGAAAGACAGAGAGAGTTTCGTTAGCAGTCACGTAACGACTGCGGGTTCTCGGTTTCCCCTTATGAAACTGTCATTACGTAATCGCCCTGCGATAGTGGGCGTTTTCGTCTAATCGCAACGATATAGCGAAAGGAAGGGTCTTAGTTATGGCTAGGAGAAAGAATGAGTCTGCCAAAATCTCAGATGAGGAAATCTTCGAACAGGCTACAGCGGAGGACGACCCCGAAGCTGAAGCTAAAGAAGATCAGGTTACACAAGAGGCGCAGCAATCTGAAGAAGCGCCGGCGGTAGAACCTGAGACGGAGACGGAGACTAAACCTGAGTCTGAGCAAGTTAAGGCAGAAGAGGAACAGGAAAAACCGACTCATCATGTTCCGCTTTCCGAGTTGCTCAATGAACGTGAGAAACGTCAGAATGAGCAGCGGCAGCGGGAAGCGTTGCAAAATCAACTGTTGCAGTTGCAGTATGCTTTACAGCAGCAGCAACAGCCTGAAGAAAAGCCCGATGTAATTTCCGACCCCACAGCGTGGGAAAAGACTTACACGGATCAGATGCAGCGCAAATTTCGTGAGATGGAAGGCAACTTCAGTATGCGTCTTGCGGCTAATAAATATGGTGAGGATTTTACCAATGCCTGGTCGGAGATGGCCAAACGCATTAACACTGGCGATGATTCTGTTCGGCAACAAGTTGTTGCATCGTCTGATCCTGGCGAAACATTAGTGCAATGGTACAAGCGTGAACGTCTTGCGAGTGAGGTGGGAGATCCCGCTGCATTTCGTGAGAAGATTCAGAAAGAGGCGCTTGAGGCCGCATTAAAAGATCCTGAATTTCTAGCGCAAGCGATGGAGGCTGCGAGGCAAGCTGCGAGTGGTCAACCATCAAAGACAAAACTTCCGCCCTCACTTAATAAAGCCACGGGCACCTCGGGCAATACTGAAAAAGCCGGGGATATGAGCGATAGGAGTTTATACGATTTCGCTACTGAGGCTAAGTGAGGGCCAAGATTAGAGGTATTGAGCAATGGCTCTTACAACCATTGAATCCAACAATAAATTAATCAAGTTCACGCAACAGATAAATCGTGAATATGTACGGGATAATTTGTTCTCCCCTTATATGGGAGACGACCTGAACGCCATCATTCGTCGGCGCTTTGAGCCTCGTCAGGGTGGTGAACAGATGAATATCCCACTCGTTACTAAATTGACCAATGAAGCCGTTGGTGTCGGAACGTTGGTTGGTAACGAAGAAAATATTGATAACTACGGGATGCGGCTCTGGATTGACTGGGCACGTAATGCTGTGGTTACCAACAAAGCTGAGCAGCAAAAAGATTCGGCTGATATTTTTGGTGAGGCCAAGCCGCTTTTGTCGGATTGGGGTAAAGAACTTCACCGTGACGAAATCATTGCTGCATTGATGGCTTTGCCGTCTGAATCGGCTCCGGCCAATCTTGGTACTTCTAATGGGCAGAGGGTCAATGGCATTCTTTATGATGCTGCGACCGAAGCTCAGAGGGATACATGGGCAGCCGCTAATGATGACCGAGTTCTTTATGGTGCGGCCA